GCTAACGACCTCCCCCCCGGGACAGGGGGCGACTGAACGCGTCCTATTGCTTGTGTACGAAGCTTATGGCCAGAGGAACACAGGCCTTTGTATGCTCACCTATGGAGGTTGCTTAGGCAGGGGTTGATCCTGCAAAGCCTTATCGAGTTCATCGATTTCGGCGAACATACGGTCCCGCTCGGAGGGGGTAAGATCTGGACGAAGTAATTCATCCTCGAGTCGCTTCAAACGAGCCAATGTGATTCGTTTGCGTGCATTTGATATTGCACCTGATGCTACACGTGCATCAGCTTCATGCTTCTCGTCCTGTTCTTCTTGAGTAAGAACAGTAGATCCCCCACCCTTCGTTTTGACACGATATTCCTGCTGTGGGCGGGACTTTTCAGGATGTGCTTGACGTTTCTCACGAGGAGTCTTCTTTTTATCATCCTTATCCACAGCTAGGGTTGCCCGTTTTTCCTTGGTAGTGTGCTCTTTCTTCGCAGCCAACCTTGCATTATTTCGTTTCCGGGCTTCTGGATCCTCGGGACGTTGTCCAGGCTTGTGTGTCGGAGGATCAAACGGAATATGGAATCCACTGACCTTGTCAGCACGTTTCAGCGGTTTCGCTTTTTCATTAGCTACTCCCCCTTTAACCTGCCGTTCCAAAGTCTCTGCTTCATCCTGGTCCGCCCAATCTCCTGACTCCAACGCCTGGATCTTCTGTTCCAATTCTTCCAAAAGATCTGCAGACAACAAGTTATGTGTGTTTTGGTCTGGTACTTTGTACTCAGAGGACATCATGTGTAAAAACACCGATCTTTCCGGGAATGGGCTCACGCCTTCCTCCCGTCCAAACACCATAGCTGAGAAGTCTGCCTTCTCGAATCCTGCATCAACCACTTCGTTGATCTGCGATAGGTCGGGCATAATGTTCTGACTTCTACCAAATTCCCACACAGCCTTACACGCTTCATAAACCACTTCATGAGCTGCCGCACCACCTACAGCGACACCCATTGCAACGATCATGCTATACGCAATACGATCAAGTGCCTTAGGGATGTTTTGCTTGGGGTAGATGAGTGATGCTATGCATCGCTCAGGCTTTGGGGATGGTATATATTCACCGAGTTCCTTGTTGAACACCAATGACTGGCCCAGAATCGGACCCAGAATCATATCTCCTTCCTTCCACACTTGCGGCGTTACTGTGTCGGGTTTCACAATAAGCCCAAGGTTTTTGCCAATTTGAAGAAAATCTTTTATCCGATCATCGAGATCTTCTCGATCTTCGACCATGATAAAAGTTCCCTTCTCCATACAATCCCCGATATACACCGCACTGGCAATCTCATCTACACGGGACGTGCCTGGTACGCCAGAGATGAGATGCGATGATCTCGGTCGTGCTGTAACTCCTTTTGGAAAGACGACATCGGGTTTGAATGCACTGTGTCTCCAAGCAGCTCCCACTGCTTGGTAGTCGGGGGGAAAGTGATCCGGCTGATCATCTTCTGTTTCAATCATGTTTTGTGATTCCAAACGCACATGAGCGACCCGTCCGACTACTCCTCCCATGGCGGCACCAATGGACGTGTCCATTTGTTGCACATCAGGGAAGAGGAGAAAGATGACACCTTTGACGGTGACAACAACAATGAAGAAGTCATCTGCGTACGCCATGAGTCGACAGTCACCCGGTTCAACAGACTGAATGATGCGCACGTATTTCTGTGCACCACCGCCTATCCAACTGTGACCTATCATGGACATAGAACGATTGTCCTCTGCTGCTTGAACAACACCATTTGAATATGCTGCCCAATATACAGAGTACAGGTACGCTAATGGTGCCGAAAAGCATCCATAAGGTCGCACCTTCTTGTCCCAATTCTCACGCTTCATCATCTCCACCTTATTCTTCATCATGACTGCAAGATACGCACGCCCGGTCGGAGTAGAAGCAAACTTGTTGAAGCTTTCCTCCCCCCCACCAAGGTGGGAGAGAATCTCTTCAGCTTGCTCATACATCAACAGGAGTGCATTCTTCTTGTGCACGCCATCATATGGAATATCATCTCTCTTTGTGTATTCGGGATAGGGAAGTCCGTAGCCACTGAGTAGATTTGGCGAATAATTGACATTCCGCCGACCATCGAAAGACAGACTGGTTGTTGGTCCAGCTTCCCATGGTAAAATCGTATCCAGCACATCGAACAACTCCTCCCCTGCCCATGCAGGCAGTTTGCATTCCACTTCTTTGGAAAACCCGGAATGCAAACGGTTTAGCCACGCTTTCTGTGTACCACCAGAAACTATTAGCTGAGTGCATTGCTGGAGCAATCCAGCCATTTCACTCTTCCACTTGGTGTGAAACGATCCAGCCTGCAATATTTGTCCAACCACTACAGCGTCCACAGGTAGAATGGGATTGGAATACGGGGATACATAGATGACACTCTTCTTTGATGTTCGCACATCAGGAATTGAATCAACTATTTTGAACCCTGCATCTACGACGGCACGAGCCATCTCCTCCACTGACATAGCAGGTGGATTATCAGGTGCTTTTGGCATCCGAATCACCTGTGTGTCTTCCACACGTTTCGCTGTAGCACTCCGGGACTGTAACATAGCATCCAGACGCTCACGAACGACCTTTTCACGCGCATTGAGCTTATCTATCGGCATACTCAGTAACTGGTACGCTGATTTCAAATCCACCCCCATAGTTCGACTGACGATCATTGCATTGCTTCCGACTGACATGATTACTAAAGAGATGTAGCTGAGTTGTGTTAAGGCCTTGGTCAACATATGTCCACCTACGTGGACACATTCTTTCCATCCTCTATGTTGACTAGAGGAGGCGATAAGCGGCAAATCTTTGCATGCCTGCGCGTGGTTCTTAGTTGAGAATAGAGGTGGTAGAGAACCTATATACATGACTGGTTTTACAGGGTAGTCGCTTTGCAGCATCTTTAAACTTCCTTCCAGCCCACCTACTTAAAGGTTAAGGTCCAATTCCAACTCCATTCCCCCCACAGGGTCCACCCACACATGTAGCCACACAGGGTTCCCCCGCCCTGAGTGGCATAACGACCTGGCTACAGGTTAATCCACCTTCCGGTGGTGGTCGCTGGACCGGTGCTTGTCACAGCATGGTCCTTACCTTCTTCCTTGACATGACTATCCAGGAGCGCTGTGAGTGATTCACAGGCTGCTTTCTCCTTGGCTTGGATTATGGTTATCATACGATACTTGCGTAAATTCATCTCGTCCGCTTCGACAAGTGATCGCGCAAACTTGAGTTGCGTATTGTCACCTGGTTCGAAGAGTTCTACCGTGTATGATAGCCATAAGTCACCTACTGCTTGTCCCGCAGCATATCCCGACATGGTTCCTGCAATCAGGAAAACACCTTGGTTCCCCATACGGAGATCACTTGGTGTTGTGCCAACATCCCAGTTGTAATAGAGATTGTCCTTCTCCATTGACACAACAAGAGATGCTGACGCCCACGCACTGGTTTCGAGCGAGTTCCCAAGGCCACCAACTGTGGCAGGGGTTATCGTCCCACCTGTGCCTGAGTAGGCATCTGAGGTGTACCCTAAGAACAAGGCACCACCGGCATTCGTATTAAGAACTGACCGAAAGTGCAATGTGAGGGCGGTAAAACGAAACCGCTGGAACTGGAACGACATTCCAGAGAGAGGATTGAGCATGGTGGTTGGATCCACATAGCTGTATGATATAGGAGTACCCGTACCAAATCCCGGGACTGTTGAGCTAATCATTGTTACAGCGTTAATACGCTGGTGTCCAGTGATTTTGAGGCCCGACATTCCGCGAAATGTGGTTGAACTGAAACGAATGTACGGTCGGTACACTTGATTAGTTGCCATGGGTGCAGTAGTTAACTGACTTTCACCCCTAATCGCACGTTGCTGATTAGGATGATTTTCC